GTTTATTTTTGTTATGTATGCCTGTTAATTTTAAAAATTATGAGAATTTTAAAAAATACACAAGATTAGCTTTAGTAGGTGATGATATATTGTTATCAGTTCATCCGGATATACAAGAGTATTTTAATCAGTTAACGATAACAAATCACAGTGCATTGATAGGTATGGAGTATAAGTTTGAAAGGCAAGGATTTACGAGATTTATTAACTCTACATTTATAGGTCATGAGTTTAAATATGTCTGTTTGCCAAATGGTTATTATATGTATATGCCACATATAGATTGTGAAAAAATGCGGTCATCAATGTTGATATTTAACGATGCGAAAGAAGAGCGGTTAGAAAATTCCATGGTTAGGTGTGCAGGTTTAAGAAATGAAACTTTTGCTTGTGTGTCTTGTAGAAAATGGTTTTCTGATTTATGGTTGTTTTTATTACAAAAATTGGATAGAAATAATAAATATTATGATAGAATTGTATCTAATTACAAATCAGATGATGATTTGTGGACAATGTATTCAGGTATACAATATGCTGACTTAAATGTCTATAAAGGAACGCGTTCGGCATATAAATTACCAAATCAACTATAACAAAATGTCAACATTTACCATGGGTGCAAAGACACCTTATGGTAGAGCTCAAAGCTTAAAGAGCCAAATAAAGAAAGCAGAGAAAACCATAGTTAAGGGAGCTATTAAATACGAGAAAGGAAAATCTAAAGTAGATCGTAAGATAACAAAATCTCTAGGTTTTCTAGAAAAAGGAAAATTTATGAAACGTGATAAAAGTAGAAAGCAAATATATAATGTTGGTAAGTCATCTAGACTTAATGATAGAATAGGTGAACCAATTTTTATAAGAAAAAGAGAGTTTGTTACTAATATCAATGGTTCGACTACATTTGTTAATCAAAGTTTCCCAATATCTATGACCAATATATCTTTATTTCCATGGGTGTCATCAGTTGCACCCAGTTATGAGAAATATAGGGTAAAAAATATGAAATTTCATTTCAAATCAACAACATCAAATTACACCAGTGGTGGTGCCCTAGGGGTAGTCATAATGGGCGTTGTTTATGACCCAATGGATTCTATATTTGGGGATCAGACAACTATGTTAACTTATCAAGGATTTAGAGAGACTCGTATTGATAAAGATTTGATAGTTAAGGTTAACACCAAAAATGATCCTTTACCAGTTAGGTATATTGTACATAATCCAAACTCAGCACCATTTAATGATTATGGTGTGTTTTATATAGCTACAAATGGTAATCCTATAACTAGTATTATTGGTCAATTGTGGGTTGAGTATGATGTAGAATTTTTTATACCAAGACCTAATACTGTTTTTAATATGCAGACATATGCTTATTCATATGTCTGTCCTAGTGGGACCTCAGTTAATACCTTCTTTTTGAGCCCTTCATCTAATAATTCACAAGGTATACCATATACAAATCCAGGTCCTGGTGGAGGGACTGAAATATTGTTCAATGGACCTGGTTATTATATGCTTACTTGGAGTATGTATGCGGGTTCAAATGTTACTGGTACTAATATAAATACGACAGCTTATTATGGATGTGCTATGTATAGTCCAGCTGCAGTTTATAGTATATTTCAAAATA